AAACACTGTAGGTGATTATTATAAGATGAAAACTAAAAATAAGATCTCAAATAATATTCAAGAGGTTGTAGAGAATGAAATTACATGGGCATCAAAACGATACTTTGATAATTTAAAAAGAAAACAAAGAGGTAACTTTTATTATGGCTAATAATGACGGAGTAGGCCCAGGTGGTAAAGGGGATAAACCAAGACCTACAGATAGAAAGAAGTTTGAAGAAAACTTTGAGCGTATCTTTGGTAAAAAGCAGAAGAACACTGGGTTAGAGGCTTAAACTGTCATATATGACGATGCGTGAAATGTACATGATGTTATGTAATGAGTTTAATGATGGCAAATATTTAGATTACAAATATACAAGGCATGATGGATATTGGAAGATGACTAAGGGGTGGGACAATGCGCCATATAAAGTTATGACTGCCAAACAGTATTTGCGTTTATGTCAAATGATTCGAGAGGATAAGGAATTATTAGACAAGCGTAAAGAGGTGAAGAAAATAGGTAGAAAGAAAAAAGTACAAACTAAATACGTAGGAGATTTATATGAGTAAAGATTTTAAAGAACAAAAATTAATTGGTCAGTATTTTCATTCATACATATTAGATGATGCAACTGGGCGATTAGAAGTTCATAACCAAGGATGTATTGAAGGTCAGGTGACTGATGAGGTGTTCATTTGTCAGTTATTTTCATTTTTAGATGGTGAAGAAACAAATAGTATTGTTGTTCATATTAAAGATATGAAAGATTGGCGTTTTTACAAAACATTTGAAGACATGAACGATTATTATCTACATTACCAACTTGATTATGAAGATAGATTAAGAGAATCAAGAAGACTATTGGAGAATTCATAATGACTGATTTAAAACCATTTTTAGTAAGATTAACTCCCGAAAGTGTAGAGCTATTAGCTAAAGCTTCTAAAGAACTAGAAAAGAATAAAGCTAGGCTTATTAACGAAGCCATTAAGGCTCAGTACGGGAAATGAACCCAAGCGTTAAACTAGAGCTTCCTTACCCACCGAGTGTAAATAACTATTGGAGGGCCAATGGACACCGTAGGTATATTAGTCCAGAGGGGCAACAGTTTACGAAAGAGGTATCTCTTATAGTTAAAAATTCAAATTTTTCGACTTTCGGAGATAGAAGAATAGCAATAAGCGTTATGATTCATCCGAGATCCAAACGTAAGTTTGACTTGGATAATACACTGAAAGCAATTTTAGATGCATTGATGAAGGCGGGGATGTATGACGATGATAGTCAGATTGACTACATTGAGATTGCTAGAGGCGAGCAAGTTGACGGTGGTAAAGCCGTTGTTTATTTATATGAAAACTAAGGAGATGTATATGAACACAATTAAAAACTTAACTATTGAAGATAAAGGCATTGGGCATAAAGTTGATCTCAATCTACGTAAAGAGATTAGTCCTGCAGCACAAGCAAAAGTGTATGGCTTGATTAATGCTCTTATTGATATGGTCAATGAAATTGTAAATTCAAAATCAGAAAATAAGGAGATACACTAATGGCTGAAAATAAATACGAACCAAAACCTGGTAATGGTAGTGCTTGGGTCAATGATCGCAAGACAGAAGACTGGCATGCAGATTATCGTGGTAAAATTTTATTACCTGATGGCAGTGAACATTGGGTAGACGTGTGGGATAAACAAAAACAGAATGGAGAAGGCTTTCGCACAATCCGAATTGGTAATCCTGTGGCGCAGACCAACACGAGTGAAGCACCAGTACATAATCCGCAGCCAACGGCTCCGGTTATGGCTGAATCCATTAACGAAATGGAAGACGATTTACCCTTTTAATGACTGAGACTAAAAATAAAAGTAACCCAATCCCTAGCCTTGCTGGCTATGGTGGGGTTCGTAAACTGCAAAAGAACTTAGAACGCAGTAATACTTTAGCTGCCAATAGAGAGGCTGTAGCTTACAGTCTTCTCTGTATGGCAAACACAAAACTGTCAGACATTATGGAGTGGGATGAGAATGGCAATGTCAAAGTCAAAGCAAGTAAAGACATTCCTGAACATGCGATGCAAGCAATCAAACGCATCAAGACGAATCCTAAGACTGGTGAGATTGAAATCGAACTATGGGATAAAGTCCAAACCTTACGATTACTAGCTAAAGCAAGTGGATTATTAGACAATCCTGAAGAATCAGATAAACCTTCAGTGATTGGTATCAATGTTAAAGCACCGGAGATTTTAGATAATGAATGATAACGTCAATCGACCCAAGCATTACACACAAGGTCAAGTGGAATGTATTGATGCTATCGAGTCGGCAACCATGGGTCTGGTGGGGATAATTGCAGTTTGTGTAGCAAATGTAATTAAGTATGTGTGGAGGTTTGCGCTCAAGAATGGCGTTGAGGATCTTGATAAAGCAGACTATTACTTACAACGACTTCGCAAGAAAGTGAGGGAACGTGATGGACATCAAATCAATGATTGAGCAATTACGTGAAGAGTTTGCTATGGCGCATCTTAATAATACCAGAGTCATGGAAATTATTGATACGTTATGGAAAGAGAATCAAGAACTCAAGCGATTAGCAACAATGAAGTTCAAAGACATAGACGATGAGCAATAAAAAAGACCGTGGTAATAAATCTCTAGCTGGTCCAGGTATTGATCTAGATTTCAGCACTAGTCCAGAAGTTTATAAGTTTTTACAAAGCAATAAGTTTGTGCGTGGATTGATGGGGCCAGTGGGGTCGGGTAAGTCCTATGCTTGTGCTGCAGAGATCATGATGCGTGCCGTTAGGCAAAAGCCATCCCCTGTCGATGGTATACGTTACACTCGTTTTGTTATTGTACGTAATTCTTACCCAGAACTCAAGACAACAACGATAAAAACTTGGCAAGAGTTGTTTCCTGAGAATACTTTTGGTCCAATGTTATATACACCTCCGATCACTCATCACATTCGCCTCCCGTCCCGTGGCGATGCTGCGGGTATTGACTGTGAAGTGATTTTTCTAGCATTGGACCAACCTAAAGATGTCCGTAAACTACTCTCCTTAGAATTGACCGGAGCATGGGTCAACGAAGCTCGCGAACTACCTAAAGCAGTGATTGACGGACTCACTCACCGTGTGGGTCGCTATCCGACTCAAAAAGATGGTGGCCCAACATGGCATGGTGTGTGGATGGATACCAACCCAATGGATGACGATCATTGGTGGTTTAGATTATCAGAAAAAGAAAAACTCACAGGTAAATACGGTTGGGACTTTTTTAAACAACCAGGTGGTGTGATTGAAGTTGAGAATGAAGATCTGCCTGAAAACCCTGAAGCTAATGATCATATCTTTGCTGGGGGTCGTTGGTGGAAGATTAATCCTCAAGCAGAGAACGTAAAAAACTTACCAAGTGGTTACTACATGCAGATGTTAGGTGGTAAGAATCTAGATTGGATACGTTGTTATGCCGAAGGCAAATATACTTATGTACAGGAAGGTAAACCTGTATGGCCCGAATACAATGATCAGATGATGAGTGAAGAGGTTGAATACGATCCAGCATTGCCTATACATGTGGGTCTTGACTTTGGTTTGACCCCAGCTGCTGCGATTGGACAGAGATTAAATAATGGTCGATGGGTTGTGCTACATGAGATTGTTACTGAAGATATGGGGTTGGAGAGATTTGGTAATGAACTCTTAGCACAACTTAATGCCAAATACCCAAAGGCACAAATATTAGTATGGGGTGACCCAGCTGGTATGCAACGAGATGCAATCTATGAAGTGACTGCATTTGATTACTTACGCACATTAGGACTGCGTGCGCAACCAACGGCATCTAACAATTTTAAAGTCAGACGTGAAGGTGCAGCTGCTCCAATGCAAAGACTGATTAACGGTAAACCCGGATTAATTATTAACAAGTCATGCAAGATGTTGCGTAAGTCTTTAGCTGGTGGTTATCACTTCAAACGAGTCAGTGTAGGTGCTGGTCAAGAACGATTTAGAGATACCCCAAATAAAAACGAACATTCGCACATTGGCGATGCGTTTGGTTACTTGATGCTTGGTGGTGGAGAGCATAAACGAATGACTAAGTCTAACTTGGCAGCGAATACATTAATATCACAAACTGTAGTGAATAGTGATTTTGATGTTTTTGGGTAATATTGATCAGATACTTAAAGCTATGCCTCA